GGGTAAAATACAAGATATAGAAGCCTTAGTCTTTCTTGTAAAACATGGTTTCATACCCGTCAGCGCGGAGCAGGATGTCCGGCATCCAATCAGGAGATCTGCCCATCTGCCGGAACGGTTGGCTCCATAGAACTGGAACATGCCGTGAGCTCTGCCGTCCTTGCAGACAGCATTCTGCATGGCCTGGTATTTCTTCACGGATGATTTTGCCAGCTGAAGGCGGAGCCGAAGTGCTTCTTCCACTTGACCGTCGGTATCGTCAATCAGCTTTGCCACATCCTTCTTTCCGAGGAATTCGGCTTCCACGCCGTTCTCAGAGAGCCATGCCTTCATCTGCATCACACTGTTCGGGTTCTCTACGCCGGTGATATCCTGCATTGTTTCGGAGAAGGCAGCTTTGGAACGTTCATCAAAGGTGATGGCGTTCTCCACTACATCCATATCCAGGGCGATACCTCTGTCGTTGATCTCCTGATCGAGATGATATTCATCCCAGATGAAGTCCGGGACAGGGTATTTTGACAGACGTTTCTGTATCGCCATCTCGACTTCCACATCACGCTGATTATATTTCTTAAAGAGTTCCCATTTCTCAGGATCATGCTCCGGAAGGTTCCGGGTGCGACCGCCGTTTGCTTTGGTGGGTTTACAGGGAGTACAGAAGTAGCGGATCAGATCTTTGCCCTCTTTCAGCTTCTGATCCTGAAGTTTTAATACTGCTCCGATACCTTCCAAAGAGAGCGGCAGTCCCATATACGCTGACCAGATCATTGAACATTTCCATGAAGCAGGATCGAGATACTGACCGGCTGGATCCTCCGGGATGCTGTAACCGGTGAAGTATTCCGGGCGATGCTTTTTCAGCCAGTTGGAGAGACAAATCCGCTCAAAGGAAGCATTGAAAGCCCACTTGGTTACATTCTCATCAGATAATGCTGCAAGGATCTCTTCCGGAATGGTGTCGCCGCAGGCAAGGTCGTATACCTTGACGGGTCCGCCATCCACTGAGACTCCGAAGAGCAGTATCTCGAATTTATCAGACTCTGCGTACTTGTATGCACCGCATTTGGTGATGTTTACGTCGCTGTAAGTCTCTAAATCGATTGACATTTCTTTCATCTCATTGTCCTTTCTATGAAAAGAGAAGCGGCAGAACATGCCTGCCGCCTCCCAGGTGCTTATCGCTTATCTTCAAGGAGCTTCTTGTAACGGAGCTCTGTCTCCTTGTAATCAAGCTCATCCTTTGCTTTCTTACGTTCGTATTCTTCCTTGTCCTGCTGCTTGATCTGAAGCATGAAGCGGATCGCGAAGATCAGTCCGATCAGGAAGGTCAGGATAAGAGCGCATCCGAAGATGTTACCGATAAGAGTTACTACACTGTTTGCTAATTCCATGATATTTACCTCATTCTTTCATTTGATTGTCGCAGGCAGCGGCGGTAATGCCGCCACCTGCTTTGGTTGTCTGTTAGTCGAGGAAATCATCCTCATCGTCTGCCGTTGCGAAGTCGTCCTCAGCTCTGGACTTGCCTCCGAGAGTTCGCCGTCGCGGATCTTCTGAAGATTGTTCAGACCGCAGGCGATACCCTTGTTGCCGTTGCTGTTGAAGGCGTACAGGTTGATGCTGGCTCTGCCGTAAACGCCGGAGTAGACTTCGGAGCGTTTCAGGATCGGCTGTCTGTCCGCATCCACGATGCCGGGAGCTGTTGCGCTGTTGGTGTTGATGAAGTAAGCGTTCTTGTAAGCCTCATCATCCGGTCTTTCCAGATCGCCGTCACGAAGAGGTGTCTTGATGGCGGAGAGGGCAGGAACGGACTTGCCGTTGCTCTTCAGCTTGCTCTGGCCTTCCTCATAGGCTGCCTGGATTGCTGCCTTGATCTTGGCGACTGTAGCAGTATCGGACTTCGGGATAATGAGGGAGACGCTGTACTTCGGTGCTCCACCGTTGATTGACTTGGGAGCCCATACGTTTGCGTAGGACCATCTGGTGTTTACGCCTGTGATTACCTTTGTCGGAATTGTTACTTTGTTTGCCATGATTTTTTCCTCCTTATTCTTCACTAAACTCATCTTTGGCTGTGTTCATTGCAGGTCGTTTATCTGACTCCGGCACAAGTGCTGGTTTGCCCTGCGGCTTTGTGATGAAGCCGGACAGGAGTTCGTTGAACTTCTTCTTACTGAGAAGAGTAGTCATTGCTGTGATCCCCAGAAGCTTCTTTTCATAAGGATCGAAGCCGGCTGCTTCCACCGTGGATGCGACTGCATTCTCATCGGAGTATTTGCGGTTCGATTTGTCTTCTACGACTTTGAAGCCGGGATACTCTACGCCGCTGAGTGCCTGTTGGAGTGCGTATTCCTTGATGTCATTTGCCCAGGCGACCAGATCATCGATCCGGGGAAGGATGGCAGCAATCTCTGCTTCATCCAGGTTGGGCGGCATCTCGAAGTCATACTGTGCAAGCTCCAGGTTGTGTTCGGCACGCTTACGGCAGGTTGCTTTTGCTTTGCAGAACTGGCAGTGGTCACCGGCGTTATATTCGCCTTCGCCGTTGTAAGCGAGCTCTGCGGTAGGCTTCAGGATTTCTTCTGCCCATTTCATAAGGTCAGTCTTGCTGATCTCGTAGGTACTGATGTTGTCTCTGCGGGGCTGGAAGATCGTAAGACGGATGGTCTGTATGTCGTAGATTCCGTCAAAGGTATCCAATGCTCCCAAGGCGTAGCACATCATCTGGGGGTTCTCTGTGGCATCCACCAGGACACCGAGACCGTATTTGAAATCGATGATATGAAGTACATCATCTGCCACGATCACGCAGTCGCCGGTTCCGAAGCCTTCCGGTACCCATTTTGAGAAGTCCAGCTTTTCCTCTATGAGGATCAGCGGATCGGAGCAATGCTGCTTTGCGTCGTTTACTTGTTCCATAACATAGGAAGCATATTCATCGGTGCAGTCAGCCATTTCCGTATCAAAATAGGTCAGGTTCTCTGTAGGATCGTTGGGATCCCTACCAAGCAGCTTCTCGACCTTGTATTCACAGAGGGCATGTGCATCGGTTCCCTGCTGGGCGTATGGACTGCCGCTGTCATTGATACCGGCACATAATTTTGCGCTGGGTGGGCAGGCGAGCCATCTGTGGCTTGCGGAGGCGGAGAGGTATGCGTGCTTAGGCATCTGTCAGACCTTCCACCTCTGCTACAATAGCGGCATAGTCTTTTGCATCCACATCGGTAAGGCTGCCTCCGTTGCCGTACTTCTGAACGATTGCTTTGACATCAGCTTTGAATCTGCCGTCTGCTTCGTTTGCCTTTTTTACCAGGATGCCTCTGACCTCTTCCTTGGAATACTGCTTTTCAGCAGGTGCTTCCGCAGGAGTGAGATCCTGTTTCATTGTCTTCTTCTCAGGCTTTGCCGGGGCTGCTTCTTCGGTTTCGGAATAGAATTCCTTCAAAGCTCTGCCGGTCTCAGCCAATGTTTCTCCGCAGCTGATCAGGTTGTCGATCATGGCGGAGAGCTCATTCATTTTGCTCATTGTCTTTACCTCCGTTTTCTGTATTCTGTTTTCTCAGGTTGGCTACCAGTCTCTCGGCTACGACGCTTATGGCGATGAGAGTGTCGATAAGCTCTTCGTCGATAGCGGTATCCTGCTGGCTGTTATCAGTGGATTCTTTCTGCATCTGCAGCACCTTCCTTTCCGAATGGCTTTGTTGCCTTTCTATCTTCCTAAGCGGGTTTGAAAATGGTTTTTCCGGTCGGAGGGAAAAATTTTTGAAAAGATTGCCGGTGGCGTGTCGCTATAAAAAGGAAGCGATTCGTCACCGGCTTTTTTTATGAAAGAAATATGCAGGCTGACCGGAAAATCCAGGTTGCAGGGCGCTTAGGAAGTTAGGAGGACTCTAAGTCCTTACTTTTTAAGAAAAGAGGTTTGAAGTATGCAGATAACCATGTTTACAGCAGACTGCACTGGGCAGGCCGCGAACTGCAGCTATCCGAATCGGAGGGTGGTGACCACGCCGGAGGAAATGCAGGAAGCAGTCGGTTCGATCATGTTTGCGCAGAGTACAAAGGTAACTATCGAAGCATCGGAAACTTTGCCAGGTCGGATGTGGTGGTGATGGATATCGATAATGACCACACCGAGGGTCCGGCAGAGTGGATCACGCCGGAAAAGCTGGATGAGATGCTGCCGGATGTTTCCTATGTAATTGCCTTCAGCCGGAACCATATGAAGGTGAAGGACGGCAAAGCAGCTAGACCGAAGTTCCATGTGTATTTCCAGATCACAGAGACATCGGATGCAAGCTGGTATGCAGCGCTTAAGAGAGGAATCAAGAAACACTTTGATTTCTTCGATGGAAATGCGTTGGATGCGGCAAGGTTCATCTTCGGAGCGGATTCCGGTGAGGTGGTCTGGCATGAAGGCTGGATGACTATCGATGAAGAAGTCGAACCTGACTATGAAGAACCGAAAAACGAAAATGCCGGCAGCAGCACCGGACCGATCCTGGAAGGCAACCGGAACAATACGATGAGTCACTTCGCCGGGAGAGTTCTGAAGAAGTACGGCGTGACAAACGCCTTCAATGCCATGCTGAACGGCATCAAGAATATCTGCGGAAATATCTATGGTGCTGTGAAGGGCGGATTTGATAAGGCAATCGGCTTTATCAAGGGTCTGGCTTCCCAGGCGTTCCAGTGGGGTGCTGATTTCATCGGCGGTATCGTGAACGGCATCAAGTCCATGATCGGTAAGGTAGGAGATGCTGTTTCTTCAGTTGCGGATAAGATCCGGAGCTTCCTGCATTTCTCCGTGCCGGATGAAGGTCCGCTGACGGATTATGAGAGCTGGATGCCGGACTTTATCGGAGGACTTGCGAAGGGCATTGAGAAGAGCCGGTGCATGATTGAGAATGCCATGAACGGCGTGACTTCTGATTTGACCATTACACCGAGGGTGATGGCAGCTCAGGGCGGTTATTCCGGATCAGTTGCATCGAGCGGTGATCTGATCTCCGGTATCAATACAGCGTTGAATACGGCTTTGGCCGGTGGCGGTGCTGCAGGGGATATCGTGATCCCGGTTTATATCGGCGGTGACATGATCGATGAGATCGTGGTTACGGCTCAGCAGAGAATGAATCTAAGAAGTGGAGGCAGGTAAGATGGCTCATTTGCAGTATCTTGTTTTTAACAATGAGAATATCCCGATGCCTGCCTCTTATTCTGTGA